TTCAAAAGAAAATCACATGTCTGAGAAAGATTCTTCTTTTCACCATTTATAGTCTTAATATAAGTAGCTAATTGAATAGTCTCTTCGTCTACATTCATTTTAGAATTTGCATCTTTAAAAATTTCAATACGAGCTTCATCTCTAATCTTAGGAAAATCAAATTCAATCTCGTCATCTGTATTCAAAAGCTTCTTCTTCTCAAACACAAATCCTTCAGGAAGATAATTTACAGAAAAACTATCTACATCAAACACAAATTCATTTTTTTCACCACACTGAGAACAAACATATTCTGTAGTAAAATTTGAATTCTTGTATGTATTAGCTCTCAACCAAAATAACAAATATAACTTGTCCGCCAAATAAATATCACCAATATCAATTCCAGAAATACAATCAGATAGGACTTCATTTATAATAGAATTGTAATTGAAAGAATTCATTGTAGCTAACTTCTTAACTTCCTTTACCTTAAATGGCCTTCCATATAACTTTGTACCTTTTGGATACAATGCATATCTAGAAGGTAAATCCTCTATATAAAATAAATTACTTTCAACTTTCTTAGGAACAACAATCTCTTCAGGAGAATCATCTTCAAGCCGAACTCTAGCCATATATTACCTCAATTTTAATTATTTAGTTCTTCAAAAATTTAAACTATTCGTTTCTTTGGATCAAAATTCAAGTTATCAGATGCAGGATTCACTACATAATGATCTGAATTAAATGTTATGTCAAATACGATCTTGTCATTTGTAGCAAAACTAAATGTTGGTGTACTTGCTTTCATAAAATAACAATTCTCGAAAACAATCTCATACACCCTCATTCCATTTGGCTTAATTACAGAAACTCTCAACTCTGGAATAACAGAATTTAAAAAGTTTTCATAGTAACCATTCTCATTCACTATCATACTTTGAAGTTTTTGAATAAGATGTTTGATTGATCCTTTATTATCTTCTTCGAAAGAAATTGTAAACTCAAATCCATTATGTTCTAATACTGGAAAAGATTTCATGTAAGGTCCTATGTTGTAATATTCCTTTTTAAAAGAATATCCTCCAGGAAGCTCTACAGAAATAGCATTTACGTCCATATCCTCTTCAGTTAACGATGGAAATAAAGTTCTTTTAATAGTATCAGAAAGTTCAGAGAAGCGAACTAAAAAGTTGTAACTCCTCTGAATCTCCTTATTTTTATAGAAAGAGAGATTCCTTCTCGTAAGTGGTTCTCTCTCTGCCATTTACTTACTCCTTGATTCCTGCATTTGGTCCTACATTAGTTGAAAGAACATTGTTTGGACTGATTTGAGAAGGTGTTGTACCAAAATCAAAAAAGTCAAACTGAAATGTTGCATTAAACTTAACAGCATCACCAGCCTGAGAATAATCCAAACTAACTTCATTCACATTCTGCAACCAAGCATTATAGAAAAAGTATTTGTTGTCCAACGGATTATCTCTATTATCAAAAGCAGTAATTGTAATTAAATCACAAATACCATCCTGAATACCAACACCAATAGTATTAGAACCATTTGAACCACGCTTTCTTTCATAATTACCATGACCAGCAGTAACATCGAAAATCTTCTTCTTCCAAGCATTCAAAAATCTCTGAACACCTTGGCTATGAGTCTCTTCGAAAATGATTTCGGTTGTGTTTGAGAAAGTTGGTTTTCCTGGAAAGAATTGTTTCATCGCTCCAAAATTACTCTCAATCGCCTCAAAACCTTGCTGCGGAAGAGAAAAAGATCTAGCTCTTAAAGTTACATCCTCATCACTCCAGCCATCAATCAAAGAATGTGCATTTGAAAACTTAACTTCAAACTGATAATTCTTTTGAATGTCTGCATAATTCTTAATTTTTCTTCCTTCTATATACATTCCTGGCATGATTATTGTACCTCACTAGTTGTTACAGAATCAGAACTAATGATTGTGCTAAACTTGATAAACTCAATCACATAAGTTGGCTGCACATAAACATCTACATTTAACAAGTTCTGTGCAATTGTAGTGCTTGTGTTATTTGTATCATTACACACAACTCTGAAAGATTGTACACCACCATCAGCTAGAACACCTTGAAGATATGAATTAATCAAAGCAGTTACTCTTTCTCTAGCTTTTACAGTGTTACCCTTAAACAAGAATCCCTTCAAGATAACGTCAATGTTCTTCTGAATTGTAATTAACATTCTTCTGACATTGATTCTATTTCTAGCAGTCTCCTTCATCTGAGCAGTCTTTTGTCCCCAGAAAGCATATCCCAATCCACGGAAAAACTTGACTACATTGATATTAGCATTCTTATAAAGATCTCCACCAACCTGTTCAGTAATGTTCACAAACTGCTTTCCAGAAGGAAGTAAACCATAATCGGTATTAGCAGGAGCATCCCATGGTTTTGCTACTCTATCAACTCTTAAACAAGCAGCCGCAGCAAAAATGTTATTTGGTAGATATACTTTAGAACCATTATATCTGTCATACACTAAATGCCAACCTACATACTTACTTGCATATGAAGGATTTGATGCAATAGTGATTAAAGAACTCTGATTAATAAAATCTGTATAAGTAGATGCTGTTAAATTAGCAACTTGTACAGTGTAGTTTAAATCCCTTCTCTTTCCAATTAAAGCATCCAAAGCAGCTACCTCAGAAGTGTTTGAAGCATTGTCCTTAGCTCTTGGTAATGCAATCGCAACACTCAAAGGACTAGTCTCTCTATCAGCAAAGAAACTCCAAACAGTAGATGCATTAATCTGTGACAAAGAAGTAGCATCAGCACCACCAAGCAACCCAAAAGCACTTGTAGTAAAAGCTGGAACAGTTCCGTCAGTCACATTTACAGTAGCATATACATAATTCGACTTTCCATTTATAACATCATTTACAAACAAACTATTTCCTTGATTGTCCAAAAGTGTGAAGTCAGTAGATGCGTAAAAAGTCTCTAAAGGAGAGCCAGAAACAGATGCCCACCAAGAAGCATTGAAACTCTCATTGGAATTCTTTGAAAATACCTGTACCTTAAATACCTTGTCTGCAATTCTATTCGAAGTTACAGTAGCATCATCATACAAATCCTTCCAATCATAAAACTTTCCATATGTAGCAGAATTGGCAGAACTTCCACATGCAGTTGTCCAAATGGCAATAGCATAGTTATTTCCGTAAACACCAGGACCAATCGCAGCAAATCTCAATCCAGAAGGAACACCATTTTTAACAGATAAATCATAGTTGTTATCCAAAGAGTTCCCTTCAGGATATCCAGTAATTGTAGAAGGATATTCTGTAGAAGCAGCCGCAGATAATGTACCATAAGTTCCTGATACAACACTCTCTCCAGTTGTTGGTACTGTCACATTTGAATACTTCTCAGTGCCATCAGTCAAACGCACATAAAACAAATTACTGGTCTCTTTTAAAAATTCTAAACCAGTGTAAATTCCATAATCAATTGCAGATACCAAAGGATAAGACCCACTGACAATAGGTGTGCCAAAAATGGAAATTAATTCATCTTCCCTCTTGACTAAAACCTTGGCATTTGGAATTCCTTTCTTAGCTCTGCCCAAAACTGCACTATAAGAACTATTATCCACAGAAGGAACGAAAGAGTTGTCAATCTCCTCCCAATACACCCCTGGATAATTCATATTTTGAGCCATTTTATTTTCTCCTAAGACTTGTAAAAATATTTATCGTTAAAGATATTTATTCTATAACCAATTGAAATTTTCTACATCAGAACTCGACAAAAATGCAGGACGCTCATTCTCATCATACCTAGAAGAATTATTATTAGTATATGAAGACTTACCATTGTCATTAGGATCGTAAAAATCAGTCACCAAGAAATATAAAGCCCACTCTAACGCAGTCACAGTATCATCATGATCGTTCTCACCAGCAGCATGATATACACCAGGAGTCTTCTCTACATATCTAGATAATTCATACAAAGTCTTCTTATCATTAATCTGCAAAAATCCATTTTCTATATACTTTTTCAATAATAAATTCGCAGCTAACTTTGTCTTTCTTGTAGCTCTAATTCCTAAACCATTCTTATCAAAATTAATCAAATTCTCATTCTCTAAATCATAAAAAATCTTGTCACATACCAAAGATCCTATGTCATTACTCTCTACCATCATCTGAGCATTGTTGTAATATTCAGATACTCCAACACACACCTCAGCAAATGTCTCCGGATCTACATACTCACTCTGATATATCGCAACCTGATCTACGTCCTTGTCAGAATTAATCTTGAGAACTTGTATCGTGGAAAAATCATTACCAGTTCCTCGGGCAGGGTCAATTCCTAAAATGTAAAATGCCTTGTCTCTAGGATGCTCGTAAATTGCCATAGCACCATTGTACTTTATGTCTATAGGATTTTCTGTAGAAATCCTTTCTAAAATATCCGGATTAACTAATGTACTAGAACTTCCTAAAAACGAACAATCATGTTCTTGTGCAAAAGATCTCAAATCTCCTCCCATTTCTTTCAATGTTTGTTCCGCCCATGATTTGTCTCTATCTGGATGAGAACGCCAAGTGACTTTAATAGGATAAAATCCATTCTCACCCTTACATGCCTGTGAATATATGTCATAAAAATGATTCAATCCTTTTGGAGTACTAGTTAAAATAATTTTTGAATTTGTTCCTGTAGAAATTGTTGAATAAATGGAATTCCAAAACTCTGGCCAAATATGATCTGGGATAAATGCAGTTTCATCTACATATAATCTCGACGACGATTTTCCGCGAATGCTATCTGATGAACTACTTGCAGCTAAAACTGTAATTCCATTCTCTAATTGTATTGTATTTTTATTCCAACCACCATCCAAAACTCCCTTTTGAAGCCATAATGGAAATCTTTCATATGCAATTTTTATTTTTTGCAATATATCTTTAGAAGTAGCTTCTTTATTTGCAAGTATAATTATATTGTTATCTTTCTCAAATAAAGCACAATGTGTAAAATAAATGGAAGCTAGGCAACTTTTGCCCATTTGCCTAGAGCTAAGTAGACAAACGTGCCTATTGCCATTCGGAGGATTTACAAACGCTTTCAATATCATTTTTTGATAATCATATAATTTGATTAATTGTCTTCCATATTTAAGAGTTTGCACATAAAAATAATTTTCGGCAAAGTATATAATATCATTCTTACATTTTATATACTCTTCTATTTGTTTTTCTGACATAGCTACCTTTTCACCAGCACCACGCAGACTTGAATTTCCTTTATACATATTATTTCTCCAATCAAAAAACGAACCCATTTTAGAGTTCGTTCATATTTATCATCTTCTTATAAAAACATTATCAATTATTGGAAATATTTTATTTGCAGCGTTTCCATGATCATTCTCTGTCAATTTTAATATTTCTGCGATTTCCAATAATCTTTTGTTTGAAGAAATCACATCCCAATGAATATAATCTAATTTTAAATTATTTTCTTCAGCAGTAATCCATCTCAAATTATTTGGATCATGTGCCAATTTTAACATTTCCGAATCATTTGGATCAAAAGCTCTTAAAGGTATAATATGATCTAATTCATATTCATCACTAGACATCGTTCCAACTATATCAAAAATATTTGGATCTATATAATATTTTGTGTTGAATAACTTTCCAACAGTAGAATATTTTTTAATATATCTAGAAAGTTCTCTTCGTATATTACTATAACATCTAAATGTTGGATCTCTCTTACGTCTTTCTTTTCTATATATCAAATCTCTAGCAGTTTTCTTCTTTCTATTTTTCTTACTATGTTGTCTATCAAAATGTCTAATTCTTTCTCTATTATTTTCTCGATACAATTTTTCTTTTTCTAAAATATCTGGATCGGATTTTCTTTTTTCTCGCCTACCTTTATTAATTTCATCTTTATTTTTAGCTTTATATAATAAATTATATTCGCTAACACAAGATCTACAATTACAAGCATATCCATCTTTAGAATCAAAATTAAATGCAAAATTTGAAACATCTAAAATTTTTCCACACTTTGCACATTTCTTTTCAGTTATCAATTTTCTGAGTTCTTCTGCTTTTTTCTTTTTATTTTCACCAAAGCATTTTTTGCAAGTTGTACTATTTTTCATCAATGTCTTATCTAAAATATTTCCACATTGTTTGCATTCACATTCTATTCCTACAAAATCTTTTTTAACATATTTCTTTATCTCTTTCTTATTAATTTCTTCCAGACATTTAAAACAAATTTTATGAACATCGTTTCTAAGCACATCATTTAAAGCTTTTTCTGAAAAATTATCTGCTGTTTTTTCTTGGTTACATATGACACATTTTATTAAATTCATTTTTAAATTTCACCTCTATGTCTTCTCTCAGTCTTATTTATAAAGAAAGTCCTTGACAACCCAATTTAAATTTGTTATCTTTAAGCTACCTAACAAGAAGGAGATCAAAATGTCAGGTAGAAACGCACCAAAGTCAGAAAGACACAAACAAAAAATTAGAACTGCTATGCTTGGTAGAGATTGTCCATGGATGCAGGAAGTAAATAGAAATCCAGAGAAGATTAGAAAGACCGCAGAAAAACACACTGGTATGAAGAGAAGTGAAGAAACTTGTAAGAATATTTCTGAGTCTCTTAAAGGAAAATATGTTGGTGATAAAAACAACAACTTCAAAGGATATTATTTAACACCTATTGGGAAATTTGCAGTATTAGAAGAAGCTGCTGAGAAGTTAGGATTAGGAACTGTTACTATTTGGCAGAGATGTACTAAGTTGAATGAGAATAAGATTTTGAAATTTTCTCTTGGGAAGGATAAAAATCTTAAGGAATCTGACTTAGGTAAAACTTGGAAGGAGATTGGTTATGGATTTCTACCAAAGGATTCTATAAAGAATGACGAAAACATCCCAGAAAACATTTCCGAAACATCATCAGAAAACAACTCTGAAGAAATTCCCTAAAAATCTTATTCAAGTGTCATCTGGAAAATATTTAAAAAGTTCATTTCCGAATTTTCTTTTTACGGGAGTTTCTTCATCTTTTGGTATGTCGAATAGTTTGTTATCATTTCCGAAAAAGCTAAACTTTCTGACACCATCGACATCTAATTCATTTGTCATTTTCCAATCTTTTTCCATTTCATTTTCTTTTTTGAATTTCTGGAGTTGTTGATAGAATTTTAGGTTATTGAAGCCTTTTATTAATTCATGTTTAGAGTTTCTTATGCCGTAGCCGATTCTCCAGGAGTTTATTTCTTCATGTAGTTGTAGGAATGTAGTGAATTTCATTTGATTGTTTTCTCCACAGATTCTTCGATTTCTTGTCTAGATTTTTCTACGATATCTTCTTTATAGATTTGTGAGAACCATTCTCTAGTTACTATATTATCTCTATTATTGAGAATATATTTTATAGTATCTTTATCTTTTTCTTCCAGGATTAGGAGGAATTTTTTAAACCAGGACATTTGTTGTTCTTTTATGATTTGTCTATCTAATTTCCCGAAATATCCTTTAGAATAATATTTTTCGAAGACAGATTCAAAGATGTTTGATTTATTATCTTTGTGTGAGTAATAAAAGTTTTTAAATGTCATTTATGTTTCCTGTAATGATTTTTATAAATGTCTTCTGTCAATCCTGAATCAATTAGCACCAATTTATTTTTCAAGGATCCCCAAGATGAGATTCTTCCTAGATCGCCTGGAGAAAAATCAAAGTTTGTCATTAGATTATATACATCTTGATAGAAATCATTTTCGAGAACATCTTTATATTTTTCTGGGATTTCTTGGATTTTTCCATCATCAAGTTTTTTATTCAATTTTAGTGCTTCAGAAAAATCTTTGAAATTTATTTTAGAGATGTTTTCGAAATATTTTTCTTTTATAGGAGAAGCTTTTTCGGAGATTAGAAATATATCTTCTTTATGAGAATTTTTCACCACAGGAACTAAATTTGTTTTTTGTAGTTCTGGATCATTTTCTATAGAATTTTGCTCTATGCCTTTAGTGTTTTTTGCGAGTTTAAGAACATATCCATCCTCTAGATCAAACACAATTCTAGACGAACCTTCTCCAATTTTCTTTAATTTACTTTTTGTATATTGAACTTTTTTAGAGAGTGAAGGAAATGCATCTAGGTTTTCTAGAGAGAATTTTTCTTCATTTTCTTTCAGATAGACATTTAAAAATCTCATAGATGATCTCGCTTTAAATTATTTATTATTTCACTTGATCATCTTCTTCAAAGTTTATTTCCACATTATCTATAGCACGATTTTTCTGTGCATCTTCTATCATTTTATCCAGAGATTTAGAATCTAGCATGAAAACATTATTCTGTACATTTGTAGTTACAGAATGATTTGATTGATTGATTCTTCTAAGAGCCAGTTCAGTATCTACAAGATCTCTGTTAAGCACTCTAAGCTCCTTTACAGCGTCTTTTAGCTCTCGGATGACCATTGCATAGGCTTCGACTTCAGAGGCTCTAATAGGTGGCTTCATGATCTGTTCTTTGAGGAACAATTGCATATCTGACACAGACTGAATAATTCCCATCAGTTCTAATTTCAAATATTGTTTGTCTTCCATAGGTACAGCAGAATCTATAGTTTTTACTTCTTGTAATTTCTGAGAAAGATCTTTTACTTGTTGTATATCTTTTATAGATTTAGTTTCTTCTGGAACATATTCTGTATTTAAAGCTTTTGCTATTCCGTCCATATTACATCCTTCATGAGAGCTATCCAATAATTTATATCAAGTTTCTCTCTGGATTTATTTATAATGGAGTCGTATGAAGATATTAGGAGTTCTTCAGTAAGTTCATCCCAAGAATTTAAAAGAAGAACTGGCATATCTTCTAGAAAATAAAGTTTTGGATGTCTTATTGTAATTGGAATTGCTGATAGATACATTGCTTCATAATGTCTAAAACAATCTGGAAAATGACCATGAGGAGAGAGTATGTATTTTGAAGAAGCTATATTTTCAAGATAGTCTATGTTTTTTTGTTTTGGAAAATATGTCACGAAAGGAAATGTTGGAAGGTTTCCTCTATCTCCTGTATTTGAAATTTGAGAAGAGCATAGAATTGTTTTTTCTTTAGGAGTTATTTTAGGAATATTTCTAAATGATTCTGACGTAATACCAAAAGGAATAGGTTGAGCATTTTCGGTCTTTTCACAATCATATTGAAAAAATGTTTTGTTTTTATTTGAGGTGTTGTTGAAATTATCAAAAATTACAAGTTTAACAATAGCTTCTTTTGCATCATCATAACTTCTATCCAATATCTCACTTATTTTTATATTATTTTCAGTAATTTTATAGTAATAGTTTTCATATGTAATTATCATATTTTCCTCTAAATTAAACATAATCAGTCCATGGCATTAACAAAGAATATTCTGAACTAGACACACCCATCAAAGCAATTGTTCTATATCTAATCATCAATATTTTATATGATGTTGTTAATTGTCTAGCTGTTCCTGAATATGTTGTATAATACACAGTTACTCCAGATTCTGGCTTTAAATATGCTGTAGATGGTGATTCTAACGTAACATATATTATTTTTCCTTTTATTGGAGGTGGTAGATAGAAATCTCCATTTGTATCTATTGAATAATATGTGTATCCAGCAGGCAAATAAGAACCTGTTGGATGTACAGCATTAAATGTCATGTAATCTTTTATTGGAGATGCACTTAATGACATTCCATTTGAAGAAAATTCTATAGTTTCTTCTCCTTTGATATAAAGATTTAATGTATCTCCTCTTTGACCAATATATGCATTGGAAAATCTTGATCCAAAATATATTCCACCATATCCACCATTAACACCATCGCTAACAAGAATAGAGTTAGATTTTCCAGTATTTGCAAATTTAGAAGTTGTACTTTCGTACCATTGACATCCTATATAACAATCATCTTTCATGTTGATGTCTGTCGGAATTTCGCTACATGCCAAACCATTCATTCTCAATCTATGTAAATTTGCATCTCCATTATTGGAAAGCATCGCAGGTCCAAAACCATTTCCATAAATTGGTCCAGTCATTATTCCACCAGAAAGAGGCAGATAATAAGAATCTAAAATATTTCCATAAGAAATTGAACCATCTGCCATCAAGAATTGTACATTTGTTCCTCCTGGTTTTATAAATTTCGCAGAATAAACATTTGCCCAATATCTTGTTCCCCCATCTCCTAAATCATAATCTGTTGAAACTGGTTTTATAGATCTATTTACACTAAACCAATTATTAGAATTTAATCCAAACGTAGCATCATTATTTCCATATATAAAATAACCTTGATAAGCATCTTGATTGCCTTGGATTCTTATGGAATTTAATGTATCTCCAGAAGTTAATATAGCTGAATTTCTTATTTTTAATTCCGAAGCACTAACATTTCCTAAATGATATATACTTCCATTCTTGTAGAAAATCGTATGTTTTAATTGCGAACCACCTGTATAAACATCAAACTCTATATTTCCTGTAGAATTGTTTGCATATCCAATCGCCCAATTGTCTTCTGTGTCATTAGTTGAATTATTTCTACTTAATCGCACTCCTCCCCAATTATTAGAAGGTGCCATTATACGCAATCCTTCAGACCAACCTTCACTATATGCAGAAATCTTTAAATTTCTTGTAAGAGTTCCACCAGAAAGAGGAAGGTAAAGATTTGAAAGAGAATCTGCATAAGAAACTGATCCGTCTGCCATTAAGAATTGCGTAGACGTACCACCGTTTTTAATAAAAGAATAAGCATAAACATTTTTCCATTTGTTTGATGCATTTCCAATATCAAAAGTATTATTTGTATCTGGAGAAAAATTTCCACTTAATAGAAATTCATTAGTAGTATCAAGAAAGCCAAAATACGCTAAACCAGAACCAAATTCTATAAATCCTCTATTTGAGTTCGATAATCCTTTTACTCTAATATTATTATTGTTTGATCCAGAAGTTAATATAGCTGAATTTCTTATTTTTAATTCAGATGCACTAAGTCCTCCTAAGAAATAAGCACCAGCATCTTTATAGAAAATAGAATGTTTAATTTGAGATCCACCAGTATACACATCAAATTCCAAATTTCCGGTAGAATTATTAGCATAACCAATAGCCCAATTATCTTCTGTGTCATTAGTTGAATTATTTCTACTTAATCGCACTCCTCCCCAATTATTAGAAGGTGCCATTATACGCAATCCTTCAGACCAACCTTCACTATATGCAGAAATCTTTAAATTTCTTGTAAGAGTTCCACCAGAAAGAGGAAGGTAAAGATTTGAAAGAGAATCTGCATAAGAAACTGATCCGTCTGCCATTAAGAATTGAGTAGATGTTCCATTATTTTTAACGAATGCATTTGCGCGAATATTTGAATATGTTCCTCCTGAGCCACCAGAACCTTTTCCATTCCAAAGAAAATATTCTGTTATTGCAGATGTAGATCCTCGATAATTTAAATAAACTTGCCCATTGCTATTCGCGAAATTGTTAACTAGATTTATCTCGTTACCTCTCTGTATTTTTACGGATCCGTCTAAAACACCCACAAAATATGGAGCAGTTATATTTCCAGAAGCACTTAAAGGATTATATACGGAAACTAATGAGCCAGAATCGTATATTGTAGAGTTACCGACTGAATTTCCAGTAACAAATTTAGAAATATAACCAGTAGTTCCAGATCCAGTTCCTGATACAGATGCTTGTAATAATTGATTTATTTGTGTCTGAATATTTGCAGAAACGCCAACCAAATATGATGCTTCAGTAGAACTAGCATTTGATTCTACAATATTTTTACTTCCATCTGATATAATAACTTTATTGCCAGAAAATGAATTATTTGATAGAACTCCAGAGAAGTATACATTGTTAGCATACAAAGAATTAGGAACAATTGTATTTCCACTAGTATCTAAAAGAGTTAATACGCTCTGTGGTGTACTTCCTCCGTATTGTGTGACTATTATTGGAGTATTTCCTTCATCACCAGTAGAAATTTCTAACTGCCAGTTGTTTAATGCTGTTGCTTTTGCTCTTATTGCCCACCAATCACTTCCAGACAAATTTCCATAAACACCTCTCCAAGAATTTGTAGATGGTATAGAAAAATTAAGATCTCCTGAAAGAGTTCCGCCAGTTAATGGAAGATAATTCAAGCTAACAAAATTTTGAGTTGTATATGTATTCGAATCAGAACTTCCATCAGCTTTTAGAAATTGTGCAGATGTTCCTCCATTTTTTATAAAAGAGTTTGCGACAATAGATGAATATCCACCAGAACCAAGACCATTACAAAAACGATATTGTGTTATTGCAGATGTAGCTCCACGATAATTAATATAAAGATTGCCTGGAGAAGCAAAACCATTAGAAATCGTACATTCATTTCCATTATCAACATTTTTATATCCGTTTAAATTTCCATTGAATTGAGGTGCTGTAATGTTTCCAGATGCAGATATTAATGTATCAGATAATGTTGCTGCGGTTAATTCTACACCATTCTTATAAACACCGAATATAAATGATCCAGAATGTGATCCAGAAACAGCGATATCTATTTTAGATCTAATTCTTGTGTATATTACTCTTTGTCCAGCATTATTTTGTGCCTCAAATGTTTGACCAAATGTTGTATTTGTAGCAGACGCAGTTCTATACATTCTTACTATTTCTTGAGCATTCAATCCAACAAGTAGTCCTGCATTTGCACTAACAGATCCAGTCAAAACTCCACCAGACAAAGGAAGATATTTTGTATTAAGTTCGTCTCCATTTGAAACACTTCCATCTGCCTTCAAATATTGTGCAGATGTTCCACCATTTTTGACATAAGCATTTGCAGAAATATTTCCAGATGCTGAGACCGTTCCGCTAAATTTATGCTTTATTACAGACAATGGATCGTGAGTATACCAAACATTCCCACCACCATCAGAAATTGTAAATGGTTTAAACGCAGATAAATATGTAGCATCTTGATGATATCCACAAGCAGAGTTATTACTAACAAAACCACCTCTCCAATTTTTCCCTCTAGAATCTGTAAACCCTAAACCAGTACCAGATAATTGATCATATACATAAACTTGAGAACCAAAAAAATTAGACATCAAAAATTTTGTACTACTATTGATTTGATGATATATATTAGAATCAGAACTTCCATCAGCTTTTAGAAATTGAGTAGATGTTCCTCCATTTTTGATATAAGCATTTGCAGAAATATTTCCAGATGCACTTATAGTTGTTCCTTTCAATTGTCCAGATAATGTTCCACCAGATAAAGACAAATAAGCTGAAAGTGAATTATTGTTGTTTGTAATTTGATTTTGCAATGTTCCAGAAATAGATGATACTGTTTGTGTTGTTGTGTATGAATTAGAATCAGAACTTCCATCTGCTTTTAGAAATTGTGCAGATGTTCCACCATTTTTAATGAAAGCACTCGCTAATATACTCGAATAATCTCCAGAACCAGCACGACCATTCCAAAAACGATATTGATTTATTTCGGATGTTGCTCCACGATAATTAATATAAAGATTGCCTGTAGAAGCATATCCATTTGCTATAGTACATTCATTTCCACCCTCTACATTTTTGTATCCATTTAAATTTCCATTAAATTGTGGCGCTGTAATGTTTCCAACAGAAGACAAGCCACCAGTTCTAAAAAATGTAAATCTATCAGACCATATAGAATCTCCTTGTAAAAACGCCAATCTCAAATTTCCACCAGAATCTGACCAAAAAGATTGTCCATATGTCGAGTCATTATTTAATAATTCTATTCTAGTAGCTGCACTTATAGTAGTTCCTAGTGATTTTACAAGTTTTAATGTTGAAAAAGTTGGAGAACTGGTATTTAATAAACCAGAAAGAGATTGACCATTTATAGGATCTGCTCCATTATAATAATGTTTTTCTGCGTGATTTGCTATGTCTGCTGAAGTAAGTGTATATGAAATTAAATTTTTAGAAGCATCTGTAGCAACTAATTTAGAAGCACTTAAAGATTGGACAGAAAGATTTCCAGAAAA